ACCCGGTATCGCGCTGAACGATGTGATGGTCGATCTGCAGAAATCGTCTATTTCTATGCAGATGGGGATTCAGGTCAGGAACAAGCTGGTGTCGGCGTATAGCGATATTATGAATATGCAGGTTTAGGGAGTCTAACTTATTGATTAATTTGGATATAAAGTTTAGATCGCTTTAGTGTGGGACGCCTGTGGGACAAATTCGTTGAGTTTTTCGTTCATAAGACTCCTTTGTGCCTCATCGTTTTCCTTCATCCATGATCCGTATACCTGATAAACCATCTGAGCATTTGCATGGCCCATTTGACTGGCTATGAAGTTTGGATTTGCGCCGGCAGAAAGTGACCAACATGCATACGTGTGCCGGGACTGGTATGGCTTACGGTAAGTCAGCCCGGCCTTCCTTATTGCAGCTCTCCATGTCTGTGGCAGAGATGACACCGCATAATAGTTTTCACTTTTATTGTTGACCGCATTCACTGTCGGGTTAAAGACGAAGCTGAGTTCCTCTTCGCTCTTTTTGCCATATTCCCGGGAATGCACTGTAATGACGGACGATCCTTTCAGTCTTGTCAGCTCCTGCTGATCTTTGAGTGTCGTGACAGCTGCATCTACCAGATAAATAGTGCGCAGACCTGACGCAGTCTTAGTTGGGGTAAAGTCACCGAGGATTGTCAGGTTTCGCTTCACCGTGATAGTGCCTTTTATCAGGTCGATATCTTCCCATGCCAGTGCGCAGATTTCGCCATGCCTCATACCGGTATAAACGGCCAGCGACCACAGGTTACGTAACTGCCTGCTCTGACATGCTTCTACCAGCCTGCTGAATTCTTCCCGAGACAGCGGGTCCGGTATTGGCTTGTCCTTTTTGAGCGGGGACAGCGAGGAAACAACATTGCGATCTGCATATCCATTTTCGTGCGCAAACTTGAATAAAGAATAGATGTCAGACATGCAGGTATTCACATAAGCGACAGAGCGTCCCTTACTGGTCATGCTCTTTCCGCGCCCATAGACGTAATCGCCTTTTAATAGCTCCATTCTCATGCGCTGTATATCCTCCGTTTTGAAAGACCGTAGAAGCTTTTGCGCGCCTAAAATTCCAAGGCAGGTAGTGAGCCTTACTTTGTAACTATTGAGCGTGTTTCGGCTAATCTCCGTCTCCTTTACTGAAAGCCACCTTTCAGCCATCTGTTGAATGCTGAGTTCTTCCTGAACGTTGCAGAACCGCGCCAGTTGTGTTGAGTTTGGGAATGTACGCTGATAGTTGAAAGATCCCATCTTAATCTCATAAACAACATTGGCGCGCATCTCGCCGGCCACCTTCCTGTTCTTCGGCGTGTCCGGGATTCCCAGCGCCTCCCTTACTCTTATTCCCTGGTATAAAAAATTGATGCGCAGATACCCTCCATGGTTCTCCACGCCTTTCGGATACGAAGCCATAAGCATTTCCTCAAGTGAAAAGGGCGATCAGGTTATGCTGTTTTCCGCTTCTCTGCATCAGGCTGTTTCTTTGCCTGCCCCTCGATCCACTGGTCGATAGCTTCTCGGTTATACATTGCTTCGCTGTTTGGCTTTGGCTGACCTTCAGGTGAGAACAGCAGATATTCACGACCCTGCAGCCAGGCTTTCTCTCTGGCACGCTTGATAGTGCCTGGACGCAGCCCGGTAACAGCGATGAGAACGGACTCTGTTACCCATTTGCTCGGCATCAGCTGAACAACGTTTTCCATATCTACTCCTTTGGCGGCTTACCGCGGATAAATGCGATGATTAGCAAAATGAAAAGGCAGATATCAGTGATGATGTCTGCCGGGGTGATGTCGTCGCAGGTGGTGGTCAAAGGTCTTTTACTTCTTTCTCGCCATTCGCCCAACCTTCCTCATAATCCGTTTCTCCTTGTTCGACTAAAACAGCATGTTCGACGACATCGCTCCAGTTCATGTTATTGGCAGCCCAATCCTCTACTTCATACGGGTCATGCTCGAAAAGCGGCATAGTGTCTTCTGCAAGACTTCTTTCAATGTCTCCTCCACATTCATGGGCATAATGAGCAGCACGATTCCGCGCGATAATTTCTACAGGCACAGCCCAAACGCTTTCGTCAGGCATGGTCACAAATAAGTGCTTAGACATAACAACTCCTCACGCAGAGCGCGATAGTGAATATGGGTGGATGGGGGATTAAGCTGGAACGGTTAAGGTTTGATTGATGGCTTCTCGGACAGCTTGAACGATCCGCTTCAGATATTCGTAGTCAGGATTAGGCACTGTCGGCCAACCTGCGTACCACGGATCATCACCAAGCAGTGTCAGTAAAGGTGAGCGGTAGCTATAGTCGCAGCAGAACATTTTAACGTTTTCACATCCTTCTGCTTCATCCCAATATTCACGAGCCTCCCGTTCAGATAAGTCTCCGTCGCGGCGCAATCTGCAAATACGACCTTTCACAAATTCGATATTGGCATCGTTGTCGGTGCCATCAAGAACGCTGCTGATGCCACGATCAAGGCAGTTAATCAGGTAGGAATCGTTGCAGTCTACGAAGAACTCCTGAATCGAACGGTCAGACATCGAGCCCCAGAAAGAGGTCCATGATTTTCCGAAGCAGGTGATAGTGATATTTCCGACGCCAGGCTTAATATTTTCAATCATCACCTTAACCGGGTCGAGACGCTCAACATCGGTAATGACTATTTGCTCGATGGTGCTCTGTGTAATCTTCATGCCACTCTCCTCTGACTCTGCGCCCGCAAGTATTTTTCATGGTCTTCCCTGCACTCAGCGTCACAGTAGTGACCCTTGTCGATAGTTTCCTCGCACCAGTGGCATTCCCCGGTGTAAACCATGCTCGGTTTAGGCCGGTTAGCCAGTGCGATAGTTCTTTCCAGTTCCTCAATCGCTGCGGCCTGGTCTAATTCGTCAGACATGTTCTACCTCCGCAAACGCCTTTTCACACCAGATAGAGATGTAGGTAATCTGGTCCTGCATTTCCTGCAGCGTCTTAGCCTCGCCGGTGCGGATTTCATGGTTGATGAGGGCGCGGATGAGATGCTCCAGCTTCGAGTAATACCCGAGGCGCTGCTGAGTTTCCTGCCCGGCTGTTTTGCCGTGCTTGACGATGCTTTTCACGTACAGGATGAAGTCGTTAGCGCCGCCTTCGACTGTGTATTTGTCACCGATTTCAATATGCATTTTGGTTTCCTATAGGCATAAAAAAACCTGCCGGAGCAGGTTATGGTTTGTTCGGTTTACTTTCGGGCGGGGAAGGCTTGGGCCAAGGCTCGTCACTCAACGCTCCCCCATCACCACACTTGGTGCATGACCAGTCGCCGGTTCTTACCCCGTTTATAAATTCCTTTTTTACAGCGTATTCGCCGCATGAAGGGCATTTAGGTGGAGCGAATCTTCCCATCATTTCTCCTCCTTCTGATAAATCGGGTCAGTGCCGCGCGGGTACTGCAGCGCAACGTTCCTGTAGTGCTGCAACCGCTCCCTAAAATACTCCCTCATCGCTTCCGGCTGCTGCATCTCCACCTCATGCGGGATAACCGGCATATTCATACGCTCCTTGTACGCTACTCCTGACGCGGCTAAATCCACGTTAATCCTGTCGCGCTCTTCTCTGCTGCGTGCTGCTAGATTATGTGACATGGCGATGTCCTCCAGTGGGGAGTATATCGCTATTATGATGCGGATTTTTGGAAGTGCTCTACTGCTTTAGCGTAAATGCTTTTAATTGTTGTCCAGCTAACAGGCGCTTCTACCAGGATGCGGCCGCTGCCATCACAATTCTCGCATTCATCATCACCAAAGCATTCACTACAGGGCATCGATGCTTCTTCGGTGAACTCACCCATTAATGCAGCCTTCGCCCCATTTTCAGCGGTAAGCTCAGACGGCATTAATGAGGCCTTACGCAGCGCCTGCAGCTCCTTTGCCATTGCTACCCTCTCGTCCCAGCTGACTTTGCATATCGTGTTTTTATCAGCCAGCTCATTAAGCCGCTCATCACTAATCATTTCGCCTCCTCAATTTTGCGCATGATTAAGGCGCGATAAGCCATCTGCGCCCGGACGACTTCGGGTGAGCGCCATTTTTCGACATCCGGCACCAGTGCAGCCAGGTCAGCGGCGGGAACAGGTTGAGTAAAAACAGGGGTTACAAACCCGCCCCAGCCGAATTCTTTTTGCACCGTATCATCTGCCATTGGGTTTATGTAGCCGTAAGGCTTTTGCTTCGCCAGTTCTGCCAGCTTCGCCTCTGCTGCTTCCAACTTGGCTTGCAGCTCGTGCGCTTCAATAACACGCGTCCAACCCTTGTCGCATCCGTCACTTGTCCGGGGCATATGCTGCTCAATAATATGTTTATAGTTGCGCGTCAGGCGGGCGCTTTCAGCCTCTGCTGCTTCTGCGCGCTGCTGCCATTGGCGAACATCATCACGCAACGCCTGTATTACAATCTCATCAATCAGCGCCTGCTTCTGCTCTTCGGTCATGGCGTCCACTCCGTCAACTCTTCATAAACTGCGTTATTAGCCTCTTCCTGAGACTTAAACGGTGCATCCTGGCATTTAACAGTGACTTCAGCATTTGCTCGGCAGAATGATTTCCACGCACGCTTCCCTTGCGTCCAACCCGTATGCCAGTCCAGATTTTTTGTCTCGGTGCGCCACGCACGGTTAGCTAGTTTCATTTGTGATTTAGGCATTCTCATACCCCTTATGCCGCTGTCAGGCTCAATGCCGCGGCGAAAATAGTCAGATTGCAGGCAACAAAAAACCGCCCGAAGGCGGCTCTTTGATTCTCTGCACAACCCGTTACGGGTGATCGTACTGCGCAAACGTGCGCGGTACCGGGTCGCCGGGCTTACGGTACTGGGCGTTGTCGTCTTTGCGGCTTTTCAGATACATCAGGGTCTGCTTAGCCTGATACTGATCGGCTGGAGACAGGGAGCCAGCCGTACCTGCGTTAATCGCCGCTACAACTTTGGTCAGAATTTCGATACCCCAGCCGACGGCTTCGGTGGTGTCCAGAATCGCAGAGCGATACAGGGTATTGAGGTCTTG